GCCTCTCCTTCGCCGAATAGTAGCGTGTTGGCAATGAATCATGCCACACGCGCTGGCGTACGCCTCGACGGATACGATTGGTATCGTAGACGTCGAAGACTGATCCTTGCATGCATTGCTTCTTTATTGGCGTGAGCCAATGAGGCAAAACAGCAGGGTTGACATAGCTCTCGTTAGTGCAGTACTGCGACAATCGCCTATCAATCTTAGATTGAAGGGTTAGACCATCGGTTGTTGCATGTGACGAACTTAACCTTGCAGATAACCAGGTAAAACTGGAGTATCTCTGGGGGATAGTTCGTAATGAGAACTTAGCATATAGCACATCACCAACATAAACACGTGAGTGTTTGCTGGTGTCCCTACGTCTCCAAGAGTCGCAGGAACTGTGCCAATATGTGTCGAATTCTGTGTCACTGTAAGGGCCCTGAACATGTTTAAATTGTTCAGGAACCCACTTAAGGAATAAACTATCGACGAGGTTTTGCACCTCCGAGGTATAGTATCCTTTTAAGTGTAGCCACCGGGTTATCCGGTTGCGGTCACAGAATATATCACCCACTGTTCGCGGTTGTTCAGTTAAATGAACAGGCCGCATACAATGGCCCCGGTACCAATCGGTACCACAGCTCTCCTTAACCGGTCCATCCAAAAAGGATTTATCCAGGTTTATAGAAAAGCCGCAATATTTCAGGCTTCGCACGAGAATACGTGCGGAGCCCTCGGGGGTAACAATATCGTCTCCGAAGATACAACATTGCTGCCGAGGGTAATACCCAAAATACACCTTATTTGCGCCGAAGTTAAGCGCAGCAAAGATAAGGGACTCAATTGCGAATGTGTCGCCGTTGCCCATAGAGGAAAGTTTACTGAATCGGATCAATGATCCGTCAGGTAACCTACCTTTAGGGCTTCTTAGACAGCATAAGTACCTGAACCAAGCGTCAGGTAGAAGGAACTTAGCAATACCGAGTGATATAGTATCACTGGCCATAGCTAAGTCGATCGTAGCGGGACTTAAAACGTCCATACGTATCGAACCTTCATATGCGAGCTTCTGATTTTTGGTTTGATCATCTAGATCAATACCCCATGGCTTCAGGCGTTTACGGACGAATCCGTCTACGCCAAGTTGAAGCATCATGTTCATCATAGGCTCAATCGCAATAGAACGCTCAGTAAGAGCATTCTTGGGAACAGTTGTAATCTTATTGCCTTCAACGGTGTTAAGAGCCCAATCCAAATACATCTGGACAGGTACAGCTTCACACATTGGTATGTTCATCTTACGATGATACTGTGTTACCACAGCGTCATACCAACGTTCGTCGCTAACAAGTAGATTACAAGCGTAATCGAAACATCCCGCGGTTACATCGTAAGGCAGACCTGCGTTCTTATCGAACGCACTGGTCCGCCCACTAGATGTACCGGTGGATGCGCCAGGCCCATGCCTAGCTGATGCCGTTAACTCCTCAAACGAGGGGAGCTCGGAACCAAGGACCCTACGAATAAAATACTTCGCATGGTCGAGTACTGGATCAGAATTTGCGTTGATTAGACGCTTCCGACCCCGGCGGTTAAATGCCGAACATACTCGTTCACCTTGAAGTACAGTTTGAATAGCCCTATCCTTACGGATCCGACTATTACCAACAAACTGATACTTTTTCAGCAAGGAACTCAACATCACCCTAACCTCCCAGTTCTTCTGGGAGCCTAGAGTAAGTGCGGGGGTAATGCACTGCAACCCCATACTCGATGACAAAGTAAGGTACTTATCTATGTCTCTGCCAGCTATCACAGCTGACATCATAGACCCTTCTTCGTCATCTAGATGCATTCCTATTGCCTTGTTAAGGCAATCCAATACCTTCCACGGGTAATCCGTGGACATCCTCACAGCTTGCGATGCAAGCTTTGGGCGTTTGGTAGGTTTACTTCTTCTCTTCTTGCCCTTTTGGGGTTTGAGAGGACTGACCATCGTATCTAGTTGGGTTATCCCCATCTGATACCTCCTATCGGCATTCCGCCGATTTAAGTGTCATTGCCAACATATTGCACGAAGCCGTTCGTTAGATCGCTAGATCCGACGTTGGTGCTTCATGTCCCTCACAAGGGAAACCAATATGTACTGCTCCGGTGTTTTCACACCGCCATACATCAAAGGACTGCCGAGAATTTTCCGGCAGACCCATGTGTGTATGTACCACGACGGTGGGAACATCCTTATCCAGGACGAACCGACCGACGCGAACGAGCAGACGAACAGCGGGAACGGCTGATGTTAGTAGGTTTTTAAACCTACGCATCGGCCATATCACCGAGTTCGAGCAGGGCACGGAAGTCTGCGGACGCAACATACGCCGCAGCCAGGTCAATCGCAGTGTCGATATCAGTCGACTCTGCACCTACAGGTACTGAGCAGTCAACGTTAAGGATCAATGGCATTACATTATTGCCATCGCCCTCTACGTTGGGGACACTAACATCAATCGTGATTTTACTCAACGATTTCTGCGTGCCCCGGCTTTCTCCATTCTTAGTCGGGGTTCCCCTCGACTGTTGCAGGAGAAAACGCGCTGCGTTGGAATGCAACGTCTCTTCTTTCATGATGAGACGATGAGGTTCTGCAACTTTCTGTTGAAAGTTGTAGACGGCTGTTGATTCACCCGTAAGGGTTATCAAGGTTGTAGACATGGTATGTCTCCTTTGGTATTATAGTTTTAACAGCAACTCTAGATCTTCCAGCGACGTAAATCAGTCGCTAGTCCACCGAAAATTGCTATTAAGTCCAGAACCTTAAGCCCGTCGAGATTTATTCTCACACGTGGTAACTTAGGTTTTACTGGATTAGCATACCGACGCACGCGGGACGTTTCCGTCCACGTGATGCCGCCATTGAGATTTGTTTCATGGTCTAATGCACTGTACTCGTCTGCCACCTTCGCGTAGTTAAGAACTAACTTACGCCTAGTGACTTCTCGTACAGTACCATAAGTCCCAAGAACTTCAATCCCAATGTCTGGAGTCCAACTACTCACATATTCTGTGAGGTTGAAGAACCAATTAGCAATAAAGCTAAATGGAGTTAACTCCAGCAGGGCTTCGAGTACTTCATCGAAGCCAAGCACATCTACCACATTGGCACAGGGATTCTCAAATTGGAGAACCGCGCCGCATGTGATAAGAGCCTCCGGGGTATCTTCATACCCATACATCGTGTAGAGTTTCCCTGAAGTTAATAAGGGAATACTACGCGTGTAATTTAAACCCACAGAACCTGTGGTCGGAGTCCCGCTGATAGAGGAATTAACGACGAGCCTTGCTCGTTCGTTCTTCCCGTATGCATCAATTGCTTCAATAGCTCCCTTAATCTCGTAAACGAGAGGACGGAGGCCGTATCGGCATTCGAGGTATACGTCAGCGAGTTGCGCAAGCGAAATAAACTTTCGCTGAAACGCAACACGTGCTTTCAGTGCTTTCTTTAATAACCACAAAACGGAGCGTATAGCTCTGTTAAGGGTTCCGATACTTTTGTGGAGTTCCCCTATTGATACGAGGATATCCGCCTGAGATTTAGAGATTTTGCTATACAGTTTTGTAACTGCCTTAGCATACTCCGAATCTAAGTAAGTATCGTTGATTAAAGAAAGAGTCGGGAAAAGTTCGCCCGAATCTATAGCCAGAGAAGCGTTTAAGCCACTGATGTCAACTACCCTACTATATGAGCCAAAAGAGGCTGTAGCAGGGATTTCCATCAGAATCTTATTCTTCTCTATCATCATGTCGTTCATCACGACATCCCCAGCGCGCTGGCGGGCAATAAAGTCCGCTGTTACGTTGTCCCACATCTCTTTACAGAGAAATTCCGTTTCTATCTCGTTATAAAACGAGGTTGTATAGATTCGGTTGGGATCATTGGGGTTATAGGTGACGGCCCAACGGGCCAGGCTGGATACACTGTCTGTATCGCTACGGTATCTGGTTGTACTTAGTTCTTCCATAATGTCTCCATTCGGGTTTCCCCGGTGACGCAGACATGGAACCAAGCACTTCTAACACAATAATGAACTATTACTCGATAAACCTCAAGGTGCCAGCACGAAGCTGAATCACCGTTGAGAATAAGTCAAATAATAATGAACAATTGTGTACCGAAATACTTTTATCCTATGGAATTTCTTCGGTGCCCCACACGGGGCGAAAGCCGAAGTAACCAAGTCCGCTTCGAAAAGCGGTCAGATAGCTTCATAAACTATCGCTAGTTTAATCTGCTCATCATGCCTTTAACAGCATAGTGACCGGTACGAGTTCGAGGTATCCCCCGATCTCACGCGGGCCCTGTAAAGGGGC